GGTTTATCCATAAGATCACGCATTTGACTAGGATTAAACCTGTGTCTTTGAACAACATAAGAACAATCATGTACACTTGTAGCAGCAGGATCAGGATAGAAACTCCAACATGAAACAGATTCAAGTCTTGGAACTACCTTTTTGTAAGGCATATATTGTTTATCGTCCCAATTATGAACAGTCTTTGATTCATTAAGAGGTCCTTTTACAACTCCTGTACCTAATAAAGCACATTCAAATATAGAGTTACGGAAAACATTTGTTGCATTGTTTTCGTGAAGTTGATCGTGTATTATTTTTTCTAACAAACGTGCAGTTTCACGAGAAGGGCTAATGGTAGGCTCTCCTATACGACTAGGCCCTTCAGCAAGGTTAGCCCCCTCATATTTATCTTGCAACCCTCCTAAAAATGTAGCTTCAGTTGCTCCCGGCTTTAATTCTTTACCATCACCGGGAAATCCAAAAGGACTTTCAGGAACTTCTTCTTGTTGTGCCTGTCCTGTAGTATCAAGATGTGCAAATTCTGCTACTCCCTCTGGAACAGGGCTTGATTCAACTACAATGGGAAACTTCTTGTTTGCAAATAAAACATCAACTATTTGCCCATAAGCAGCAAGAACTTTTGTTTTTGTAATCTTTAAAAATACTCTGCTTCTTTCAGAATCACGAAATTGTGTATCCCCATCATAGATACCACGAAAGTTTTTATATGCTTTTAGCCAACGTTGTTCATGCTGATAACGACCTGTTTCAGCATCTTCAAAACGTGACCTTACTGTTTGTGCTACATTGGTAGCAGTCTCATCTATAAAGACTGCACCAACTGCATCTCCTAGTGGCGAATCAGCCATGAGGTTTCCTTTTTATTAGTAGTCGCGTTGCTCTGCAAGTGAATCAAAGTTAGCATCAATCATGTTCTCACCTTTACGTGGCATATCTACCTGTAAAGCTTCACGATCAATAGGACCCACTAGCATTTGATCTAGCCCTTCACGAAACAATTGTGCTTCATTTTCACTTGATAGTTCACCTTGTTTTTTCATCATTCCCATGATGTATCCTGCGTCATTATTGTAATTCATAGCTTTCTCCTTTTAGTAGCCAAATACAGAATCAAAAGCTTGAGGTTGTTTTTCTTTTATCTTATTCATCATAGAATTAATGGTAAGATGTCCTCTAGCTCTAGTCATGCACATATAGCGCAGTGCATCATACGCATGGTCATCCGCTTTTGTATCTACATCTTCAGGATTAGACTTAGATAATGGAAGACTAGATAGGGTGCGAATGAGGTCAGTGCAAGTAGAAAGTATTTTTATTCTTGGTTCCTTACTAATAGGATCAAGTTGTAATCTACGATGCAACTCCATTTTTCCTGCTAACCTGTTACGATCTGAGGGGGTAAACCTAGCACCACAACGTATTAAAGTTTCTGCAATACTAGGCCCTGTGCCTGTTCTATTCCAACACGAAGCATCAAGAACAGAGTGATACATTTGAGGATCATCCCCTTCAATATTGATAATTATGTTTGCAAGGTTTTCAGCAGTTTGTCCTTTACCATAAAATTCTTTGTAAATCCAAAGAGTATCATCCCAATCTAAAGCACCCCAAAGTACGCAAGCAGGGGCAGAGTATCCATAATCTGCTGCACGAAGTCGAAGCCAGTTAGTAGGTATTTGAACTTGAGATGCTTCAACAACATGAATGCCTCTTGAAAACTCTGGGAAGGCTGCTCCCTCTGCAACATCCCAATCCCCGTCAAGAAGCCTTCTTCTTTCCACTTCTGGGAGAGATCTTAGCATGGCTTCATATTCACCACTTTCTGCTAAGTAGGGGTTATCAGTCAACCTTGCAGGAATAAACTTACGAAGAAATAAAGGTTGACCTGCTTTTCCATTTGGTGCTGACTCAGGCCACACTAAAGGATGACCAGTTTCAACGTCTGTAGCTGCAAATGGTGTATTAGCAGGGGCAGGATCAATATACATTTTCTTAACCCACCATCCCCCTACACCACCGGGGTTGCCTGTGCAACGCATATAAGCATCAATATCTGAATCAGTGGTACGAAGACGAGAGCGTAAGTATTCCCAAACGTAAGGAGTTGGGTAATGTGTAATCTCATCAATACCTATCCATGTAAACGCTTGTCCTTGATACCTTGTAACATCTTTGTCTTTGTCAAGGTATGAAAACCATGCGGTAGCACCAGATGGAAACTGCCACATCGCTTTGGATTCTCTAAAGACTGCACCGGGAAAAGCTTTTGGATAAAGTTGTTTACTTTTATCAACAAGCTCTGTAAGTTCGTCCAAAGTGCGCCTAATAATAAGAGCACGATGATTGGGGTTATCACAATACCGAAGAAGATCAGCAAGCAAAGCATAAGACTTACCGCCACCTGCAGCCCCACCATAGAAAACATCCCTTTCAGGACTTGCCAAAAAGTTTGTTTGGGGACCTGAATTAGGTTTGAAAACAACATCAGCTTCATTCTCCACAAGTTCTCTTACAGCTTTCGGCACATTATTTAGTGTGCTCTCATCTAATACCTTTGAACCTTTAGAATTAAAGATTGCGTTTTCAACCTTTTTTAAATTCTTTTCTTTTTTCTTTACTCGTTCTCTTGCTCGTTCTGCTTTTTTGGTAGCCGCTTCTCTCGCTTTTTTAGCCTTTGATACACTTCTTTGCGAGACTCTTCTTGCTTTTTCTGCACGAGAAACGTTGTAGTTGCCTTTTTTACCTTCAGCAAGTTTAGGCCGTCCTCTTTTTTTAGTTTCTGTCATTAATCAATATTTAAATATATAACAACGCCTATCGTAATAAGCATACCAAAGAAAGCTGCTATTAGTACGGCTAAACCTATTCCTTTTAGAATCTCTACTTTTTTTCTACGTTTATTAGCTGCTTCTTCTTTTTCTTTTTTTACTAGTAATCTTGCTTCCCTCTCGTACTGAAGAAATTGTTGCCAACTACCCGGATTTCCATATAGCTGCATAAATTCACGAAGTTCTTCACGTTGTTTTTGTATTGTTTGCACATGGATTAATCTATCCATAGCTGCTTGAGAAGTTGAACTTCCCATAACTTTTTGTTTATTATTTTCTTCTTGTACTTGTGAACAACCTCTAGCCCACATACTTAACTGTTTACTGCAATCTGCTACATCACGGCCATTTTGTAAAAGTTGTTTCACTTCTCCAAAGGCTTTATTAGCAAGTGCAATTCCGCTAATTATGGTTACTGGATCAACCATTAATATTTAACCTTACGAGGTGCGCCTCTTTTATTATAAACTTTACCTCCTTTTGCAAAATTTAAATTTAAACCTACTCTTGCTCCATATGAAGGCTTGTTAAATTTATTGTCTGTTATAAACCCTCCGACATCAACCCTTGCTTTATCCGACAATTTTTTTTGTATTCCTGCTCTGTATTGTGTTCCAAAAGGACTCATGCCCACTCCAAAAGAACCTCTTGTTTTCTTATCAAGTGGTATTCCTACTTCAGTATCTAAAAACTTTTTAGATAAATTAACATCAAAAGTTTCCCCTCCAGAACCTGTTACTTTAATTCCTCCTCCTTTTATTTGACCGCTACGTATATAAAGAGGAGCTAGTTGAATACTAGATGGCAAATTTTTATTAATTTGTTCTACAAGTTTATTATAAGCAAATCGTTGACTCGTATTTTGTAAATATTTAGTTTTATTTTCACCTGAAAACAAAACTTGTTGTGTAAGAGCAGTCGCAAGTCTTGCATCTTTTCTAAGCTCTCTACCTGAAAAAGTTTCAGTAGCTCCTATTTCTTTTATTCGTGCTTTCTCATCTACTTCTTGTTCAACTGTTAGTTCAATAGCCTTTGCAACAGTGTTCATGGCTTCTTTTCTCACTTGTGCTTGAGACTTAAATGTAGGAGATTTATAATCTACATACCCTATGTCTTTTGGAAAGTAATCATTACTCATTATGATCTTCCTGTAAATACTTCTCTTACAGATATAAGAATATTGCCATCTGAACCTGAAGTTGTTTTAGCTTGCAACTTATCTCCTTTTGATAAAGTAATACCTAAATTGTCTAGCCTTAAAAAGTCATTACCTGCTATTTGTTTATTGTTTACAATCAAAAATTGTGTAGTAGTTGATCCCTCATAAAAGTACAAAAACCCATTTATATTACTGCTAGTAGTGTTACAAATAATTACAGAATCCACAATAGCTTCAAATTGACCGGGAAGCGTATAAATGTCCACTATGGAATTTGTGAGGGCTTTCGCTACTGATCTTCTTTTCTCTGCCATTAGGTATTTCTTTTTCTAATAATTTAACCGATCTGTATATCTTTTTACCACTTAAAGTATGAATTACCCCTGCATTTGGAAGTATGAGAGGTGATTCTGTTATCTCAATTGAAATGATCTTCATGGTTTATGACTACAGCCTCCTGTTTAGCTTTGTTTGGAAGAAGAACAACACCATGCAATGCGGTAACATTGTGTTCAACTGTTTCTTTCTTACCTAAACCTACTCTGTTTAATATGGACTCCGCAGCTTTTACTTTCAACTCTGCACGAGGAATGTTACCATCATCATCCAAAGCATTTATCAAACCCATTGTAGCTTTCATAGAATTAGCGGCTAACATTTGTTGTGCCGCATCTATTATTTCAGAAGAAAGAGAACGCATAACTGCAGTGCCTGTATCTTTTGCATATCCTGCTTCTCTCAACGCTGCTTGATTATTACCACCGTTTTCAATAAATGCAGCAAGATACGTAGACTGTTTTTCAGTTAGTTCACGTTTCTTTTTCTTTTGCCTAGCTAATAGATTTGATACCATTACGCATATATCTCTTTTGTACTAGTGGTTGCACCTATTTCTTTTGACTGCCCATACCGATCATAAACTGTTACAGAAGATTCAGAAACTGTGGTAACAGGTCCTTCCGTAGAGTATTTACGAGTAACATGAGTTATGTTGTCTCCACCAGAATTAATTGTGTAGCGAGTATAGAACTCCACAGGCTCTACACTTCTATTCATCATTGTATGGTTGACTGGTTCTGTCAAGTTAAGCCATCTTTGTTTTACGAACACCACCGCCCATTGCATAGGCTTTCATTTTGGTGTTTTTACCTCCCATAGCTCGACCTTTAGCTTTCATCTTAGTATTCTTACCACCCATAGCCATCATGCTAGTAGGACGAGAAGTAGAGCCTTGCATCATGTTTTCATCCATTCTGCGTCCCATGTTTGGTGAAGCCATACCTGTCATGCCACCGTACATCATAGGTTTCATTTTGGTATTCTTGCCACCTACTGCTCTGCCCTTGGCCTTCATTTTGGTATTCTTACCGCCCATTGCTTTAAAGCCCATTTTATTACGAACCGTCTTTGACAATTTAGACAAACCTTTATTATCTTCAGGCACATCTTTTAAAGGGCCTCCTTTAGCCATGTACTTGGTATTTTTACCACCTTTAGCCATATATTTACTCTTCTTCATCTTCTTGCTCCTCCGCATATAAATTATTAAACGTTACATTTGGGTCCATGTAACTATCATGTATTTCTGCAGTGTGGAGGTATTGACTTGGTGCAAAATCTGGTGCGCCTTCACCAGTTACCCA